TAGGGATGCTCACCGACACGGAGGACCGCACCCTTTTGGGGAACAGATCCGTGAGGAGCAGAGGGCCGCTTACCAGGCGGCCGTCCAAGTACGTTTCAAGCGGTTGCGACGTACCAGCGCATAGACCCCACCGTGGGGCCCGTATCCAGCGGAGAACCGCCGGAGCATTTCACTATAACCATCATACGGAGTCTTAACCTTTGCTGGTTGGGACATCCATGTGAAGTATTCTTTTCGATGGAGGTTTTTATTCCACCGAGAACGAATACCGGCGTTTAGTGTCTTGCAGGGCTCGTAGGTAGTGAATACAATACCAGAGCTATTATGCCCATAGGTATCATTTACACTGATCGGCGATAGAGATAGATTACTCTTCTCAGGTCGCATGAACTTAAGTAAAGTCGGAGATACTTTTGTTTCTCCGATGTGCTTTTGTCCAGCTGGCACGTAGGGTATTCTCCCATACGTGTCTACGATCAGTGTTCTTAGGTATTCACTAGTACGGAAGTACCCGGCCTCATACAGAGCATTTGATAATGCCGAATATGATTCCAGGCACTTAGGGTCGGAGCGACGACGAGACCAGACGGTCTTTACTCTGACGGGTGTGACGTCGATGCCGTCATAGGCATCGCACCCACACGATTCTCTAAAGAATCGCGCCGTGCAACACTTCGCTTCGTTGAACTTAAGTCCAACTACAGGGAAGAGTTGAGTTAGGATGGTATAGTCTTTTTTCCTAACTATGATGTCGTCGCCGTAGACATAAACAGAACGCACGCTTTCAGCGTACGAACTGTTCAGTCTAATCGCACTAACCGCCAAGGCCCAAAAAACTAGCGATTCTACGGGAAAGCATAAAGCTGAACCCATAGGCGCGAATTTCTTAAGCCGAACGACGGTACCATTAGGGAGGCGTGTAGACGGACTACGCGTGGCTAGTAAGGCCTCGAGTAGTTTTGGGTGTCCCGAGAATAGGTATTTCACTAATTCTAGAGACACTAAGTCCGACGCATCCTTCATGTCCAGGGTGACCCATTGTTGGTTCTTTGAACCCAACTTGGCAAGATCACGATTAATCCGTTGGTCCGTAAAATTTACGTGCCCTCGAGTTAACCTATGATTCTCGATTGTACTCATAAGAGCACGACCGAGACCTTGTTGGATCCATTGGATTTCCAATGGTTCACACGAGATAAGACGAGGCCCCCTAGAATCCTTAGGGACGAGAACGACTTTCGCAGTCGCCTCATCCACTAAGGACACCCTAGGGTCCAAGTCTGGTCTAGCATCAGCCACGTGCTGCATGTTGAACATAAACCACTCCGTAAAGGGGTAGCATTGTTCTAGATGCGAGTATATACGAGAAAACTTTGTTTTCTCTATGGTACTCTCGCCCGTGGCCACTGCACCGGGTCCGTGTCGAGGCTCAATATGAGCTCCGTACGGATCCAGTCCAGAAACGACTCGCGACACAAGGTCGCGAGCTCGCTCAAGCCAGTTATCAGATGCCCATAACTTACTGAGCAAAGAATAAGTATTAGTAGCGTGATTAAACGCAACCGTACCTCCTTTGTCAGGTAAGCCATGATCATTTGATACAAACGACTGAAGGACCTTTTCTGAGGTTCTTCTATCATATGGTATCTCCAACTTGTATACAAGATATACAAGTTGCCTGAAGTGCTTGACTGCTATGGGATCGGGTTGATCCAACTCGTAACCATGCACATCGAACACTCTCCTAAGGAGCCACCCAAGGAACTTGGGGACTCTACCGCCGCCATCGGTTGTGAAGCCGACGACGGATAGGAAAGTACCTGAGGAGATTGCCTTGTCAAAGGCTTTCCCCAACAGAGGAAGTGATTTCGTAAGAAACGAAATCCCTTCCTTCGAGAATCGAGATTCAATATAATTGATCTCAGTTCTCTGCACACGACGAGTTACACTATAGCAATCAGCTATATCACGGTACAGCTCTTTTACGACCTCCAAGTAAATGGAGTAGCTATTCTTAGTATCCATATTGGTATACTATCTAGCACGTATACGAGCGAACACCGTGACCGCTCAGGCTAGCTACGATTCTTGGCCGATAAGGCGAGGAATGGCAACCAGATCTGTGTTGACCAGTTTAACTTGATATGGTGCACTCGACGTAGTTGTGTCGGGATACACCAAGAAGTTAATCAGGGCAGCCAGCAGAGACTGGATGTCTGCAGAAATCACCGGCGTCCCTCTCGGGAAGCTGAATGTTAACTGCACGTAGGCATTAACCTGCTTTTCCGTATCAGGGACATCAAATGTCTGACTGAGACGGAGGTTCGATCGGCTGGTGGTAAACCCTGGGTTTTCATTTGACTCTTGGTGAGCCACTGAAAACTTAAGTCCACCATCAGCATTAGACCTTAAGGTCCTACGATTAGTGGGCCCATCAATCAACGCTAGAATCATCTGCGCTGAATTGATGAAGCTCATCTTCACGGTGCTATTAAACATAGTATACGTGTGTCGTCTTTCGAACTGCGGTTTGTTGACCCCCTTACGGGGGGTTATACGCCTATTGCTAGGCACGACAACAAGAATTATCACTAATTCTTGCCGACTCGCCGCCGGACTCTTGCGAGTCTCTTAGCGAGTACAAGCGACCAGGGCATGCCACGAACGTGGCGCTGGCCGTTGATCCTGACCTTTTGCATGGTAAGTGCTGCAGCGTTTACAACGCTGTTTAAGCTCAAACCATCCTTAAGTTCAAGATTACGTTTACGGATCGGAGGCATTTTGCCTTCTTCCCGCTCGTAGAATGTAGAGATTCGGGTCATCAAACTGTCATACTGGTAGTGCGTAGCACTATCAGGATCACCGTAAGTGGCTCCCGGACGTCTCCACATAAGTTCAGAGGTAACCTTGGCCTTAGCCGAATGGCCAAGACCAAGGAATCTGATGTCCACGTGGTTCCAATCGGTTGAGAAGTTTGCATGAAGCCAGTCCCCGATATTGACAAACCAGTCAATAACGAAGGAGTAAGGCAATGCATCCCAAACAATCCGCGCATCTGGTTTAACTCCAAGGGAGTCAGCCAGTTGCAGTATTCGGGCCACGAACCCAACATAACCTGGCATATTGTACGTATAGTACGTTACAGCACGACAGGTTAATTCAATGTGTGTGATAATCCTCACGGATGAATCATGACATTGGAATATAGGAAGCGGAAACCAGTTAGTTTTCACTTCAGTTATATCCGTTGGGTACTCTAGGAGGTAAGTCAGAGGTCTTTTATAAGACCGCTGAATTAACCCTGCCCTAGAGAGGAACCTATCCGCTCGCTCACGCCAAGATTGTATAATCTCGTAGAGAGCGGTCACGTCAGATATTAGAGGCTTGATGCCATACGCATAAGCTAATCGTTCACTAGCAATAGACCGAAGTTTACTGTTAGTGTTACGGTTCTTACCGCAAATAGAATGCCATCGATCTGATAGCATCCTAAGTGAATAAGAACTTATTAGCTGTTGCGCTTGCTTCATCTCTATCAGGAAGTTTGGGAGCGAAAAACCAGCCGAAAGGCTAGCCATTGGCTCATTCCATTCTTCCTTAACCCATCTGCGATAGTTGAACTGATTGAGAAACTTCTCACGGTCCAATTTCGCAGTGAACTCGGGTAGAGCATTGAGTGCTTGCGCCGCCACAACCATAGTCGGACGAGTGATTATTGAATCATCGTCTTGAATATTGGATATGTACGGCGTAGACCACTCCACGCCAAACTGCCCGAACCCTGGATTAAACCCAGGGACGATATATTCTTCTTTCTCGTGTAAAACGGGATTGAAGAACTTTCGTTCTACAACATCGGTTATCTTTTCAGTTAACCGAGGAGGGGCTGGAGGTACGTAAACCGTATATTCCTC